TAATGATTTAGGGCAAGTTTACGATATACCTAACTATGATGCATTTAGGCGCAGAGGTGGTTGGTATCATGATCCAAATCAAGATGTAAATTTACCATACTGCAGACACGTATTTGTTCAAGAATTAGTAAAAAGAGTTAAATAATATGGCAGCACAAGTTTTATTTTTAAGCGAACAAACATTAAAACAGCGTTCTGTTTTACAGGATAATGTTGATATGAAGATTGTAACTCCAACTATTATTGAGGTACAAGAGTTCTATATATTACCAATATTAGGAACAAGTTTATACAATGAATTAAAAACACAAATTGCAGCAAATACAGTAAGTGTAGCAAATAAGAATTTAATTGACAACTACATAACGAGTACAATGATTTGGTACATGCAAGTTGAATTGCCATTAGCAATGAACTATAAATATTTTAATAAATCGGTTGGTGTTCAAAGTGCTGATAACATTCAACCTGCAAGTATGCAAGAAATTCGTGATATAATGGATGAGGCGAGAAATAAAGCACAAGTATATGCTGAAAGATTGACTAAATTCTTATTAGCACACACAACTACTTATCCTCTTTATTTAACGCAAACTGGTGTGGGCATAGACACTATATTTCCACAAAGAACGAACTATAATAGTGGAATGTTAATCGATGGCGATGGATGTTGTGGTGGTAGATATAACTTTCAAGGAATAAAAATTGAACCAAGAGAACTAACCAAACCTTGTACATATTGTTAATGAAAACAAAAATAAAGAACGAACAAAAATTACAAAAATTTATAAAAGAAAATGCAATTCTTCACACTAAATCAGATAGTCAACCTATTAGAAACGATAAGCCTAAATCATGCTCAGATAAACGGATTTTTCTTCGGTAGTCAAGATGATATTTCTGCAAGTCAACAAGAGCAATATCCGTTATTGTGGGTGGATGTAATTGAAAGCAATATTGATATAAATACAACCAATATTGTAATGAATTGCAAGATAATGGATATTGCAAAAGATGACCAGTCGAATGAGAAGGATTCATTAAGTGATTGTTTAAGTATTGCGCAAGATGTATATGCTTACTTAAATAATCCAATATATCAAGATTACTATATACTTGATTTGTCAACTAATTTAACACCGATTAGAGAAGGAATGGCTGACAAAGTAAATGGATTTCAAATGGATTTAACTTTCCATCTAATACAAGAAAGAAATAGGTGTCAAATACCTTTAAAATAAAAAAAAATTAAACAAATAAAAATATGACAGATTTAGGAAAAATAATTGGTTCAGGTGGTTGCGAATTTATAGCAGCATCAAGTGCAAAAACAAGTAAAGCATATACTGGAATTGTAATTAATACAGATGCGGTTATAAGTGTTTTAGAAATGAACGGAGTAAACGTGCTAACAACAAAAGCATTTAATGGTGCAACAGTATCAGCAGGTATGTTTATACCAACAGCAGCAGGAACTTACATCACTGCAATTACATTAGCTTCAGGAACTGCTATCGGTTATAACAATCAATAATTATGTTAGGAATTAGCACAACCAATGCACGAGTTGGAGGTTTTCGTGGTGGAAAAAAATTTAGTGCTGAAGCATTAGCTTGGAGAACTAATATAATAGCAAATGGTGGAACTATTCCTGATGCTACATTAGCAATTTTTGACACTAATTTTTTTAAACCTGCAAAAGCAAATGGAAATATTTTAACAGAATTAGATAGATTAAATATTTATTGCGGATTAGTTGGTTATGAAATAGCAGCGAGAACAAATATAATTAAGGCAGCTCATTTTGTTACACCAGTTAGTTCGCCAACTTTTGATAATAATGGTTATAAAAGTAGTGGCACAAGTTATTTAAATACAAATTATACACCAAGTACACAAGCTGTAAAATTTACTTTAGATAGCAATTCTACATTTGCAGTAGTTGCCGCACCTTCGTTTTCTTCAACATATAGAATTTATGGCAGTTCTGCAGCTACTAAAAGAAATGATTTAGTACGAGATAACACGCCAGAATTTGTTGCTTTTAATAATAGCAATGCGGTTGTAATCAATACAAATATAATTACTTCAGGAAATGTTTTTTTGGCATCAAAAAGAATAAATGCTTTAAATTCTGATTCAATTATAAATACATCAATAATTAATGGTTTAAACGCATCAATAGCAATAGCAACAGATACAGATTATGAATTAACTTCTAATGGTGGTGGTGGAACACCAGACGGAAATTATGATTTAAATTATCACTTAGCTTCTGGTAGGGGTAGCGGAAATGTTGATTTAATAAATTTAAGAGTAATTTTAAATAATTTATTCACAGCATTAGGAGTATAAAAATGAAAGTTTTAAAAGCAACAACAACTAAAAAGAACCAACTGCAAGGCATTTATAACAATGGTGCTTATTTACAATTTATTCAAGATGCGAATAATAATTGGGTGGTAAATGATGCAGTGTTATTAGATAATAATTTTGAAGAGATAAAAGAGCAACTGGAAGAATTACCAATAATAGATTTTCAACCAAAAATAGTTGTATTGTAAAACATGAACAAAAATATTTTATTAATTATAGACAACGGATTTGCTTGGGCAGGAGTATTAACTGCAATAGCAATATCTGTACTACCAATACTTCAAGTAATAGCAGGAACAGCAGCACTTATATTTTCAGTTTTATCAATAGCTAAAATTTTAAAGAATTGGCATGAAAAGAATTAAAGAAAATTGGCAATCACACACTTCAACTATTATTGGTGGCATAGTTGCAATAGCTACTGCATGGTCAACTATTGATATAAGTACATTTGATATTAGTAAGGATTGGAATAAGTTAATCATACCTGCTGTAATAGCACTTGGTGGATATTTGACAAAAATAAATCATGAAAATAACGAAAGCAAGTAATAACCTAATTGAATTAATTAAAAAGTTTGAAGGCTTTAGCAAAATACCTTATTTATGCCCAGCAGGTGTGCCAACGATTGGCTATGGTTCTTGTCGTTATGCCAATGGCGTAAAAGTTACCTTATCAGATAACCCAATAACCGAATCACAAGCTATTGAGTTACTAAAAGATACTTTAAAACAGTACGAATTAGCAGTTGATTCTTATTGTCGTGATGATATAAACCAAAACCAATTTGATGCATTAGTTGATTTTGCTTATAACTGTGGTAATGCTAATTTAAAAAGTTCTACATTATTAAAAAAGGTAAATGCAAATCCAAACGACATAACCATTGGTTTGGAATTTGCAAAGTGGAACAAAGGTGGAGGTAAAATATTGAATGGATTGGTCAAAAGAAGAGCAGCAGAAAGCGAATTATACTTTAGATAGTGTTGATATAGAACGAGCAAAAATAGTTGCTATAATCGAAGCTAAATACAAGCAAAAAGAAATAGATAAACGCACAGCAGAAACTAATAAGAAAACACGCAAATAAAATGTTTTTTATATTCAACTAATTTTACTAATAATGTTAAACCAATTAAACAAAATGAAATCAATTTATTCAATTCTAATAGCTTTACTTTACTGCTTAATATGTAGTTGCTACACCAAGCATAGAGCAATAGAAAAGTTCTGCTCAAAAGATACTGCCAGTATAATGGTAACAATTAACGATACTATTTTAATTGATTCTATCCAAGTTGATACTGTATTCAATGATAATATTGATTCGGTTTATATTACAAAAGATAAATTAGAGATTGTTTATGTAAAGAAATTTGGTAAAATATACATAGAAGGCAAGTGCAAAGGTGATACTATTTACTATGAAAAAAAAGTATTAATTGAAGTACCAGTAGACTGCCCTAAATTAAGTTGGTATAAACAATTAGGTGCTGATTATTGGTTTATCCTTCCATTAATAATCTTGATCCTATTTATTTTAGGTTACATTCGCAAAATAATGAACAATGCATAATGAAAGATTACAAAATAGCATACGAATTTAATGGTCGTAAAATGTACACAATAGTACGAGCAAGAAACGTACAAGAAGCTAAACAGCAAATCAATGATAGGCTTAATTTTATTGAGGTAAAAGATATTACACCACCTGATGTAACAGTTGATATTTTAAAGAACTTATTTAATATGAAATAATATGAAAATGAGACCAAGAATAACACAAGAAGAGTACGATAATATCAAGAAAACAAGAATTGAAAATAATCAGAAGCGAGTGTTAGTTATTGGTGACTTACACGAGCCTTTTTGCTTAGATGGATATTTTGAGTTTTGCAAAGATATTTACACTAAGTATAAATGTACAGATATAGTCTTTATAGGCGATATAGTAGATAATCATTTCTCTTCTTACCACGAAACTATTCCTGATTCAATAGGTGGTGGAGATGAGTTAGAATTTGCAATTAGCAAACTAAAAAAGTGGCACGATTACTTTCCTAATGCAACTGTTATTATTGGTAACCACGATAGGCTTATTATGCGCAAAGCACAAACTGGTGGCATAAGTTCTAAATGGATTAGAGATTACAAAGATGTGCTTGAAGTTCCGACATGGAATTTTGTAGATAGACATATTATTGATGGAGTTCAATACTTACATGGAGAGGGTGGCACAGCAAAGATTAAATGCAAAAGTGATATGATGAGTACAGTGCAAGGACATTTGCATACACAAGCATACACCGAATGGTTTGTAGGGGCTAACTTTAAGATATTTGGAATGCAAGTCGGTTGCGGAATCAATCATAAACATATTGCATTTAGTTATGCTAAATATGGAAAGAAACCTGCAATCGGTTGCGGTGTAATTATCAATGGCACTACTGCTATAAATGAACTAATGGAACTATGATACCAAGCGAATTTCAAATATTAGGGCAAAAGATAGAAGTTATATTTGATGACCTTTATTGCCATAAAAATAAGTGCTATGGTATGTATAATTCTTTACAAAACAAAATAATTCTTGCTAAAAAATACAAGGCTGAAAAAGGTTGGATTGACTATAAACCCGAAATAATACAAGCTACTTTCTTTCACGAACTGATACATTGTTTATTATTCTATTCAAATTCAGATGAGTGGTTAAATGAGGAATTTGTTGACAAACTTGGAAACTTTTTGCACCAGTACGAAATAAGTAAGTCACAAATTTAGCATATAAGTGTGACAAGAATAAGGTATAGGCGCAATAACTTCCAATTACGATAGAACGCACTAAGCCCAAATATTCAGTTATTTGGGTTTTTTTATGCCCTTTTAAAAAATAAATACGCTAATTATCAAACACTTACAAAATTATTAAAAAAATTATTATGATTTGTAATAAATATATTTATCTTTGTAGGGTCAAAAAGATATAAAAATAAAAATTATGAAAGCAATAGAAGTATTAGTAGGAATGGAATTTACATTTACAATAACAGGTAAAAAATTTCAAGTAAGCAAAGTTACAGATAAAAGAATTAGTTGGTATGTAAATCCACACACAAGTAATTGGGGTAATAATATAATGAAAGTAGCTTGGGTTTCTATGAGACAATTTCAAGAAGGTATTGACGAAGGAGTATATATTTTAAACTAAATAACTAAAAGGGGTGCAGCATCCTACACTGCGAATAAAAACAATGAAAAACAAAATTAGCTTAAACGATTTCAGTTTCAGATTCAGTGGCTATGGTCACTATGATGTAACTTACACAAGTCCAGTAACAGGTTCTATGTGGACTGCAACAATTGATAATATGCCATTAATTGATGCAACTAAAAGTAATTGGGATAATGTAAAAATCCAAGACTTAAACAGATTAAAGAAACTTTGTAAACAACTTTGCGAATGGAACTAATCACATCAATAACATTTGCTAACTCATATACAAATGAGCATTTAGTAACAGTAGCAATCTACAAATCAGAATTAGGATATGTAATCCTTAGTGAGTTTGGCTATAAATTAAATGGGCAAACAAGATTAAGCAAATATGATGCAAATCAATACTATGATGAAGTAATCGAAGAAACTAAAAAAGCATTTTATTCAATGGAACAACCATTTATTACAACAACTGAAAAAAAATGAAAAATCAAATTTTAGAATTAATATTAGGAATAATTTTAGTAGCAGCAACATTTTTGATGCTATATGTAGCACTTTTAATAACCCACAATTAATATGAAAATCACAATCAAAAAAACAATCGAAGAAACGCACGAACTGGAGTTACCAGCATATCGTAAAAACATTTGCTATTACTACAAAATAGTAAATGAAGAACAAGCAATACAAATATGTTTTGCTAATGGCAGTGAAGCAATAGCTATGAGTTATACAGAAATAGCTTTAGATTGCGAGAAGGTAGGCAATAAAAAAGAGTTTGATGCTAAGTTTAATCAAGTACTAACAATACTAATGGAAAAAGCATCATTATGACACCATTAGAACGATACGAACTAAACTTTGCACCTACTCTTATAGATATATTCAGCGCAACTAAAGAACCAATTGCCGTTAATGTAAGTATGACAAAAGCAGCACGATTACTAAATACTAAAACCAGTTCAATAAGTGGAGCAGTAAGACGTAGTGGAATTTACACTAATCAAAAATCAAAAACAACATACATTTTAAAATTATGCAAAAAGAAAGACTAAAAAAAGAAGTAGTATTAGCACTACTGGAAAGCCAAGAATCAATTGGCTACATAGCTGATAAAATGGGAGTACAATTCCAAACAGTATTAAAGCAGATAATAAGTGAATCACCAACACTATGTAAAACACCTTATACAATAACTATAAAAGATGCTTTAGCATTACCATTAAACAAAACAATAACTGAACTATATAACACGGATGGAGGATACAAAGAATGAGTTTAGATTTAATCACTGAAAACGAAAACAAGTTAGCTATACTTTGGCAGAATTACAAGAACTGTTTAGAATTAACTAATACTGGTGAATACGATGAACAAGAATTTATAGAGTTAGGAAAAGCAGCTAACAAATGGAGGTTACAAAAGGAATTAGTACACAATTTAAAAAACGAAATAAAATGAGCAAAAAATTAGAAAACCATATTGTTGACATCAACAAAAAGGTAACAGCAGTAGAATGGTTAATAGAACAAATTAACCAACAACAAAATAAATATATTGATTTGGCTAAAAAAGATAAATCTTTAAAAAAAGAAATTGAGGCTATATTAACAGCTACAACT